GGTTTAAAGTATCAATCGACAGAGAAAATTATCCAAACCTAGAATTTTTTTGTCAAGGTGTGTCACATCCAGATATTACAATTGCGGCCGGAGAAATGCCATTTAGAAAAATTCGAAATATTCCCATTCCTGGCGGTGAACTAGATTTTGGTGAATTGACATTAACTACTATTGTTGATGAAGATATGAATGCGTATTCAGAAATGAATTCTTGGATGAGGCGTATTCTTGATAATCCTTTATTAGGTCCACTTGATAGAAGTGATACTGCTGTACCATCAACTGCTGATATTACATTAGTAGTTTTAAATAGTCATAATAATAAAACGCGATCAATACGATATCAAGAATGTACACCTACTACTCTTGGTGGTATTGAATTCCAATCTACCTCCGGTGGTACAGAATATTTAACATGCCAAATGTCATTTAGATTCCTTGATTTTGAACTAATATAGATAATATTTTATTATGGAGAAATATGTGATTGATATAAAAGAAGTCCTTACCGACTGGGCAGAGGACAGTAAACTTAGTATGCAACTTGACGAAGATTCTCGTAACACCCCGTTACTACATGCAAAATATCTTGAAAAATTAGCTAATGCCAAACTTTTATTAAAGAGGTCAGAGTTTTCACAAAAAACTTTACTTAAACAAAAATGGGAATGGTATAATGGCAAGATGGATGAAGCTACTGTAAAAGAGCTTGGATGGAATCCAGATCCTTTTAATGGTTTAAAAATTATGAAAGGTGATATGGATTATTATTACGATTCAGATCCTGAAATACAAAAATCAGAAGAAAAAATTCAATATTATAAAACACTAGTTGAAACACTTACAGAAATAGTAAATAATTTAAATTGGCGACATCAGACGATTGGAAATATTATTAAATGGAAGCAATTCGAATCAGGCGGTTAAACTATGCAAACTTACATGTTGAATGCGATTTTGGACAAGCTGCAGAAATAAAAGAATTCTTTTCATTTTATGTTCCTGGTTACAAATTTATGCCGGCCTATAGGCGTAGAATTTGGGATGGAAAGATTAGATTATTTGATTCTACTCGAGGTGAATTGCCGGCCGGCTTAATACATCATCTTATAAAATATATTGAAAGTCGTGGATATAATTATGAGTTAGTGAAAACTAAATATGGAATTCCTTTAGAAGAGCAAAGGCCAGATCCAAAAGAAGTTGTTGATTTCATCAAAACATTAAATCTTCCGTTTAATCCACGTGATTATCAATTTATTGCAATAATGGAAGCTTTACATCGGACGCGCGGAATTTTATTATCGCCTACAGGATCTGGCAAATCCTTAATAATTTATATTTTATTACAGTATTATTTACGTGTAATAAATGATAAAAAGGTATTAGTTATTGTACCCACAACATCTCTTGTAGAACAAATGTATTCTGATTTTATTCAATATGGTGGAGATAAGGAAGATATACATAGAATATATTCTGGAAAAGATAAGTCGTTCGAAGAATCTATTTGTGTAAGTACATGGCAATCGATTTATAAAATGCCAAAAGATTGGTACGATCAGTTTGGTATGGTTATTGGCGATGAATGTCATGGATTTAAATCTAAATCGTTAATGAATATCATGAATAAAGCAACAGAGGCTAAATATAGATATGGCACAACTGGAACTTTAGATGGAACTCAAACTCATGAATTAGTACTTCAAGGACTTTTTGGAAAAACATTTAAAGTTACTACCACTAAAAAGCTTCAAGACTCAGGAACTCTTGCTGAACTTAATATTAATAGACTTGTTCTTGATTATTCGGCGGATGCTAGAAGAGAATGTGAGGCAAAAAATTATCAAGAGGAAATCGAATATATTGTTACAAATGAAAAAAGAAATAGATTAATTCGTAATCTTTCTCTAGATCAAAAAGGAAATACACTTGTTTTATTTAATTTTGTCGAAAAACACGGTAAACCATTATTTAATATGATACAAGATAAAGCTGAAGAAAATCGTAAAGTATTTTTTGTATCTGGAAATGTAGCTACATCAGATCGAGAAGCAATTCGTGGAATAGTTGAAAAGCAGAAAAATGCAATTATTGTTGCAAGTCTTGGAACTTTTAGTACTGGGATTAATATTAGGAATTTACATAATATTATTTTTGCATCACCATCTAAATCTCAAATCCGCGTTCTTCAATCTATTGGTCGCGGATTAAGAAAATCTGATAATAATGTTGCAACTACACTTTATGATGTTATAGATAATATTAGTACAGATAATAAAAAGAATTTTGCATGGTTGCATGGCTTAGAAAGACTTCGAATCTATGAAAAAGAAAAATTTAAAACAAAAACATATAAGGTTTCATTGTGAGTACAAATTTTAAACAATTTAAGTTAATTAGTGGCGATGAAATCGTTACTGATGTTATAGATTCAGAAGACGATATTCTTATAGTACGCGCGTCTATGAAAATTGTAGAATTAGAAAATATGCATGAAGGGTTTACTTATTTTTCACTTCGGCCTTTTATTGCATTTCAAGACAATTTAGATACTTTGCAACTTTTAAATACAGCAAGTATTGTTTTAGAATCAAGTCCATCACCTAGTATTATGAAACATTATGCAAATGCTGTTACAAAAATGAATAAATTTTTAAAAGATGGTAAAACTTTAGAAGATTTAGAAGCTATGACAGATGATGAAATCCGTAAATATATGGAAAATTTATTAGATAAATACGGTGAAGATATATCAAAAGATATAGGAGTTAACGAAGAAAAAGAAAAGTTAGGTCCTAACGTAATAAATTTTAAACCAAAAGACACTATGCACTAATGGCCTTTCTTGTACATCCGCTTCCACCTATACCAGTTTTTGTAAGAAAAGAATATCTGTATGATCTCAAAGCAGGTTATGGAGAATACACTCCTGGTATTTGGATCAGCGTAAAAAGCACAATGTCAAAAGCATTATATTTTGAAACACTATTAACAGATTATGGAGCATTATATGATAAACTTCCTCTCTCGGCCTTCGTCTGGAAAATGGATCACGGTAACCTTCCTCTTGATGTTTTGCAGCTTTGGGATTGTTTCGATTATGATTTAACAGTAATAGAAAAACCATTATTATCTCGTTGTGAATTTTTTGGAAAAGACGAACAAATGCACGCTGGAGAATATGAGTTTACTATTGACAATGCACATAGAGATAAAAGCATTTTAAATACTAACTTTTCTGAACACGACCCGGAGCATAAATCTTTTAATGTTATTCGACTCGATAATGGACAATTTGCTGCACAACCAAACAATAGAGTTATATGGCGTGATTCAAGCTTAACACCTGCTAATTTAAAACAACCAGATTTTAAAGTTTGTACACAAAATTATGCAGTTGAAGTAGAACCAAAATGGTCAGTTGGTCATACAGATGAATGGCAGTATAAAACCGAAGATGAAATGTAGGGTATATCTCTCCCCTCCAAATTACTTAATTTATTATACCATGAATTTAACGACTTGTACACAAAAAAATGAATAATTTACAAATTATATTTCCACATAAAAAGAAAAAATAAAGATGTACTTTTACGTCTCCCAGTGATATAATACTTATAATAATGAAGGAGCAATTATGCGTCAAAAAAGAAAAAGCATTCATTATGTTAATAATGCCGACTTTTCACAAGCAGTAGTCGACTATGTTAGACATGTTAATGAAGCTAAAGAAAAAAAATATAATAGTATTCCAAAAGTTCCTGATTACATAGCTCAATGTTTTTTGCGCATTGCAGAAGGACTTTCACATAAAGTCAATTTTATTGGATATACGTATCGTGAAGAAATGGTTATGGATGCAGTCGAAAACTGTTTAAAAGCCATTAGTAATTATGATATTGAAGCTGCAACAAGAACTGGCAAACCGAATGCGTTTGCATATTTTACCCAAATTACATGGTATGCTTTTCTTCGAAGAATAGCAAAAGAAAAGAAACAGCAATCAATAAAAACTAAATATATTGCTAATTCTGGTGTAGAAGATTTCATGATTGACGAAAATGGTGATGCAACTTCAGGTTTAGTTGCTGGTGCGTTTGTTGATACTCTTAAAACAAGAATCGAAAGAATTAAACATATTGATAACGAAATCAAAGTCTATAAAAAAGAAGAAGAAAAAAAGGCAAGGAAAAAAAGAACAGTACACGCTGATTCAGATTTGTCGGAGTTTTTACAGTGAAAATTGCTATATTAAATGACACACATTGTGGTATTCGTAATTCATCACAAATATTTTTAGACAATGCAAGTGAATTTTATTCTAATGTATTTTTTCCAGAATGCGAAAGAGCCGGTGTTAAACAGATTATCCATCTTGGAGATTATTATGATAATCGTAAAGTAATTAATATAAAGGCTTTAAATCATAATCGTAAACATTTTTTACAAGAAATGCGTAAACGTGGAATGACTATGGATATAGTTCCTGGCAATCATGATACTTATTTTAAAAATACTAATGACATGAATAGTTTAAAAGAATTACTTGGTCATTTTATGAATGAAGTTAATATTATTATGGAACCAACAGTTATGGAATACGGTTCATTAAAAATA